ACAGCCAGATTGACAGCACCACGGGGTATAATCTCCGCGTCACCCTTAATGGTCTCGTCAGGATCATAGCGCATATTATAGACAAACTGACGTTTAACTACTTGTTTTGTAACGTCATTATCAATGTGCATGACCACCTGACGGATACCCTTACCGGCAGAACCCATCAGCATAGACAAACCGGAGGCAGTGCGCCCAGCGCCGCGTACATCCACATCCCCGTAGATATAAGCTGGGATACCTGAATGATCATCGGCCAAGCGACTGAACCGCTCATACACAGCCATCAGGGTGTTGGCATTGTCGTTAGGCTGATTGAACCGTACCGCTGGAGCCGAAGAACCCAGGGGATCATTCAGCGTCTGCCAAATCTTCCATGGGTACATCTGAGTGATGTCTTCGTTGGGCGGGATGCGGTCAAGATTAACCTCAACCTGCGGGCCAGATGCCACGGCCATATTATTAACGAGAGCCCGCGCTGACGCATTACAAATATTCTGTAAATCCTCGATAATCTCAGGGATTCCGCGACCCCAAAATGCGCCCGGAGTCTTGATAAAAGAAGTCTTAGCATAGGGTTTTTCACCCAGCGGATCGTAGTTAAGGACTGCTTTGATGACGTAATTGCCTACCAGCCAGACATTTGCGTCATACTCACGGGCCTCATCCGGCACCTCAACAGCGTCCATACCCCACTCGCGGAGCATTTTCCCACTGACCTTCCCCCAAAACTCAAGGGCATCAAACAGGTCAGTTGGGCGCATCTCGGTGTAGTACTTACGCTCCTCCTCCTCACGCTGCATCTCAATGGTATCAGACACCCAGGACTGACCCGGGCCTTCCTCCAACACCTTGCGGATAGCGCCGTCATCATACCCCGGCACCCCAATGAGATCAGCCAGAGCGGTGCGGCTGAGGCGATGATGCTCAAAGATATACCCATCATTGAGCCGTGTAATGCCCGGCTCAGGATAGATATTGAACGGATCAACCCGCTCAAACTCAGGCGCCAGTCGCTCACTAGCCTCGACTATGGTGCGCCCATCAGGACCCTTGATCCAACCCAAATGCCGCTGACGGCGTACAATCGGCCCCTTGATGAAGGCACACGGGAAGGTCACCAGATCGGTTAGAAACTCATTGAACGCATCGGCCCAGCCGCCTTGAGCAAGCTGATCGTCAATGCGAATTTTCATCTTATCAATACGATTCTGCGCTTCCTGAAGCACACGGAATCGAAGCTGTTGGGCCACCATCTCGCGTAGCCCAATCATCTGCTCCTTGTTAGGAGCCTGACCCGACTGTTGGATCATAGCCATTACCTGCTCGGCAAAGGCTTCTTGAATCTCAACATCACGTTCAGGGGACAGATCAGGAATAGGCGTAGGTTGAATATCCCACGGAGGAGTACCTGTATCCATGAGGATATCACGCAGCCAGCTCTCAGCCGCACGACACTTCACTTCAGTCAGCATCATATAAACTTCAGAGCCGCCCTGATTGCGAATGGCTTGGAGCTTATCTGCTTCATACTCGCCGTTGCGCTGCCGCAAGGCTTTAAGCATGGAGTTATTGATGGGCTCTTTGGCGATACGCGCCGCGTCCCAGCATTCCTTGATAAAGGCCGCTAGACCAATAATCAGATCGCTGTTCTGCCTAGCCTGAACCTCGGCATCCATGCGCTCACGCTCAACGCGATCAATCTCAGTATTGCTGACAACGCGAAGTATGGAGAGCCCTGGCATGGATTACACGCTGCTCGCAGGGCCGCGAAGGACAAGGTAGATATCAACAGCATCGGATGTGCCGCCGCTAATCGCAGGGCGTAAGTAAACCGCAGAGCGGCTAAACTCAAACTGCCCGGCTGCTGTAGCACTCACGGTAGTGCCATGCACATCCTTGATGTCAGCATAAGTCGTACCGTCATTCGATGTCTGCAACTTCACAGTCGCACCACCAAAGGTACCAGCGAACTGCACCGATGCGTTAGTAGCAAGCCGACCATGCACAGCATAAGCAGTAATGGTATCACCCGTAGCGACATTCTCCCACAGGAGATAGGGGATACCTTCAGCGGTGCGGCTAAGGACCGGGGAGACGGTGGCCATAATAAATCCCTCTACGGCTCAGTTTGGGTAAACCTAGCGAGCTTCACCGCACTTTGCAAGAGATAACAAAAACCCCCTCCCACTGAGGCAGCAGCGGAAGGGGGCAAGTCGGGGAGGAATGGACAAACGAGGAGAACGCACCCCCGGAAAACCGGAGACACAAGATATAGTATCAAGTCCAACCGACAGACGCAATACCTTTTATCTCCCGCCGCAGGTGGGCCGTTGACCCCTCATTCACATTGGCAATATGAAGCATCAGGTACTGTAGAGCCTCGGCCACGTGGCTGTGCCGGTTCTTCTCGATCTCGCCATTACCCTTGGGTTTGTACCGGTAGCCCCCCATCATGGCCGCTTTAAGCTGGCTGCACCTGGGGTCAACCAAGAACGCCGGGTCCCCGTCCACCTGCCGCATGAGGAAGTCGTCCACTGCGTTGACCCGGGCCGAAATGTTGTTCGTCCGGGCGGGCATGACCCGCACCCCCTCGGCCTTGATGATGTCCACCGCGCTGCGCTCGTCGGTCTGCGCCCTCTGCACCCCTGATGGGTCGGTCACCACGATGACCGGTGCCCCCGGGAACCGCTCGAACAGCAGCGGCTTGAGCACCGTCCGTACGAACCGCTGCACCCCCATGTCGAAGCTGACCGCCTCATCCAAGATGAGCGCCCTGCCACGTGGGTCCTGCTGCCCGATGACAGCCGCAGGCGTGAGTCCTAGGTCCATCCCCACCACGATAGGCCGCACACCGTTGGTGATGTGCCGCAAGGGCGACTTGGCCATGTGGTAGTCTGTTCTGAAGTACTTGTAGATAGGCGTCCCAGCCGAGGACAGCCCGTACTCCCCGTCAATATAAACCCGGATATAGTCCTCTGACCTGCCCTGGGTATCATAATACCCTTCAGGCAGGTTCTCCACGTTCTCAGCCTTGGGGCTCCGCCCACTCGGCTGCTTAAACACCGACCACCCATTCTCGTTAAGTGAGACCCCATCTGCCGGGTCCAACTTCTCCATCTGATAATACCACCACGAATCCATCACTGGCGGGTTGGTATCACCCCACATCCCGTGCCACGTTGGACCCCCATCCTTTTTGGACGGAAAGCGCCCAATGCGCTTAGACATGGCATCCACAATGTCCGGGTGGATATCCCGGCACTCATTGAACCACGCAAAGGTAAGCTCCAACGAGTTCAGGTTGGCCACATCGTCAGCGTCATCCAACGCCCGGAACATGATCTCGCACTCAACATCACCCACCTTGAAGAAGTACGTCTTGGTGGTACGCATAAACTCCCCACACTGCCCGGGTGGGAACCAGTCAAGGAAGGTCTTGATGGTGGTATCCTGAAGCTGCCTTGCCGTCTCGCGTACGATAGCCGCCCGTGAGCGCCTACGCCCGTTCTGATCGGGAGCCTGCATCGTTGCCCGGCGCACCACCTCGAATGAGCAGGTCACGGACTTGCCAGAACCAACCGGCCCCATAAGGACGCGCATACGCGCGTCCGAGGCCATGAACCGCTTCCCAGTTGGTGGTGGGGTATAGTTGATCTCCAATGCCATGGGTCAGATCAATGCGGCAACCGCCGCCCCTCCTCATAATCCTCACGCCCATCCGCACTATTGTGGATAAACATCTCATATTCCGTGTCAAACTCTGGCTGACACCAGCAGGTGCCCTCGTCATCAATGACATGCTCCCTCAGATCATTCACCGGGATGCAATGGAACAGATAACCCTCTAGGTCATTCTCCGGCATGGACCGGACTCAGCAGCTTGATCACGTACCTCAGCCCTTCTCGCTTGGTTTTGACGATCTGGGTCATATACGAGACCCCACGCGCTGCCAATTCCTGCTCCAACCGCCTGGCTTGAAGCGGATCAGTGGTCTGTAGGTCCTCGATTCCAGCCCTATTCAGCGTATTCAAGGCGCTCATCCGTATCCTCAGCTTCAGCATCCACGATTGTGGTCGCGCCAAGCTCCTGACCGCCTAAATTGATGGTAATACGCACCCCACCGGAGCCGCCATCGCTGTTAAAGTCGTTCTTTGGCTCCAATCCAGCCCATTTCACAGTAGATTTGATGAGGTCTGCCTTCACTGCGGCGCTCACATCGGGGCTGTGGATCAGGACCCACGAGGTTTTCAGCAATTCTTCGGCCTGTGTGCGGGCCTTCAGGCGAAATGTGACGCCTTTATCCCTGATTTCCTCACGAAACTTACCTACTTGGCGTAGGAAAAGCGGGTCTTTGCTGATGATTTGGAAGGATTGTAGTTCCAGTGTGTGCCGGGAGAGTATTTCACCGACCTCCTCACCACTACCCTCAAGGCGAAGGGCGATATCAAACGCCAATCTGTCGGTCCACCGGGTAGGTTCGTGAGGTGCCATGTGCATGAATAGAAGATATTTGAGCGGCTGAGCGGGTGTCAAGTGGAAGATGAAACTTTACACGTTGGTTCTTGGGGCTGTGCTAACTTTACACTTTGATTTTTTGGGTCTTGTTATGGGGGGTTTAGAACACTGGCGGGGGGCCTAAAAAACCTCAGTCCAGGTGGGGGCGGGCCAGCCTGCCAAGCGCGAAACGAGGCAAAAGATTTCCAAAACGGCGCCCGGAAAAGCCCCGAAAAAACTAGCATTTGACATTCCCGGCCAAATATGTCTTAATAATGGGGTCAGCAACGGTGCTGGCCCGAGGCGGAACGGTCCACCTCGGTGCTCTTTGAAATAGGAATCGGAACAATGGCAAACTTCGAAGGCAATGTGTCTTGGGTTTCTGGCAAGGATGGCTCCCTCGAGCTCCGCGCTCGGTCGGAAGGTCGCTGGAACGCTGACAACGTGCCTGACATGATCAAGGCTCTCTCGGGCCTTGCTCGGGATACGCGAGTATCTCACTGGTCCATCTGGTTGGACCTCGGCCTGCCTGAAGGCGACCGCAAGCCGATGAAGGTCAGCGAGTTGCTGGCCTTCTGCAAGACGGCAGATAAGATCGAGCTCGTGCTCGTGAAGCGGCCCTTCCCTCAGCCAAAGCTGAAGCTGACGCGGGGAACAGGCAAGGCCAAGAGCAACGCGAAGGTGGTGCTCTAAGACTAGGGCGGGGCGCAAGCCCCGCCTCCCTCTCCCACAAAGGAACGGACAAATGAATATCCTTGCGGTTTACCCAAACAAAACACGCAAAACGCTGCGAACAAATGCCACGCGCAGCGAATGGTTAACCCTGTGTGCTAAAATGCCGCCGCGTGTGCCTTGTCGCGCTGACTCGATGTATGTGGTCACCTTCCATCTGATCGAAGGCGACAAATATCTGGATACGGCGCGCTGCGTGATACCATACAAAGGAACGGACAAATGAAAGACGCACTCGAAATCGCCGGAATGATCCTCGGCGCTGCCTTCCTGGCAGGTGTATTCTGGATGCTCTTGGTGATCACGCCATGAGCGAGATGTACAAGCAAGGCTGGGCGGATTACCGCTCAGCTCTCTACCTCAGCGATGAGGAAATCCAGGTGCTACTCGAAGCTAACTTCGACAACGATGAATGGAGAAAGGGCTGGTTTGATGCCAGTGCAGCGGATGACACACTGATGGATTGAACCACGGCCCTGGGCGAAAGCTCAGGGCTTTTTCTTTGTGTTAAGTTTGCCATTTTAAATGCTCACTTCGTTCGCCATACGTCGGGGGCCTATAGCTCGCATTACAACCACGCTATAAGACCCCAACAAATTGCGTTCTATAGCTAGAAAAATCGTGTAAAGAGCTAACTTAACATCGAAAAATCTCGGATTGTAACAGAATCAATGGGTTAGCCTGTAAGTTAGAACAAACTTTACAAGGTTTAATCCAACTTTACCTAGCAAAATGTAAAGGTAAAGTTTGTAACTTTACAGATTTGGCTCGGGGGGAACCAGCAACGTATTGATTATATTAGATTATTTAGTGTAGAGGTATAGAATAATAATCTAATAATCTAAATCTAAATCAAAGTAACCCTTTTTCATGCGACCCCCCTGTGTAAAGTTTGTATAAAGACTGTAAACTTCCTAATACCTTACATACCCCCCATAAAAAGTAGGAAGCTAACACTTTTCCAACAGATTATTTAGATTGTTGCCGTAACCCATTGGAATATAACGCGAAAAATAATCTATTTTTCAATACTTGACAGCGTGTCAAGTTAGATTGTTCCCCCAAAAATAGATTGTGTAAATTTACATACGGCCGGGCTTGACCGGATCGGCGGGATGTGCTAGGTTTCGATCCGGCGGGCCATTCCGGCCTTGCTTTATAAAAACTTTACAGAGGAGTGGAACTTATCATGCCTTACCAAATCATCAACGTGGAACTTAACGAGCCTGCTTCTGATGTGGTGTATGACACCGCTCAGGAAGCCTTACTTGCACGTGGCTTGTATAGTTTCCGTACTCGTATCATGGCTATTGTAAAGTCCGATGACAACTCATGGATGGAACGAGAACGCATCCGTCTGGAGGACGGCACCTATACACCAGTACCTGACTGGTTTCAGCAGTACTGTAAGCCAGAGCACTACGTTCATGTAGCGCGGCACAAGGATATCTCAGAGGGCTTGATTGCCTTTACCGAGAACGCTGAGAAGGGCCAGCAGGACATCCAGTTGCGGCTGACTGTCAGCCGTTATCTGTCTCGGTTTCATGGTGATGAGATGTCATCCCAGACTATCAGCCGTATCTATCAGCGTTTCATGGGGTCTAGTTCAGACTATACCCTCACCATTGAGCAGACCAAGGAAGCGTTCATCTATGCCTATGATCGGCAGTGTGTAACATCCGAAAGCTCCTCATTCGTCTCATGTATGGAGAAAGACTTCAGCCATCTGCCAGAGCATCCCGCTGCTGTGTATTACACAGGTAGTAAGAGTGACAGCTTGGCTATCGCCTATATCAAGAACCCAGATACTGCCTGTGCCAGCTATGAACGAGTACTAGCCCGCGCTATTGTGTGGCCAGAGAACAAGTCATTCGTCAGGGTGTATGGTCGTGATGAGGCTATGCGTACTGCCCTGATCACCATGCTGGAAGAAGCAGGGTTTGAGCGTACTGATGACTTCTCTGGTGCAAGGCTGAAGCGTATCCGCTATGACAATGGCAAGTTCGTTATGCCCTACATTGACGGTGATGCTCAGGGTATTGACGAGTATGACGACCATTTTGAGATCACCCATAATGGTGACTTTCATGCTAATGAGACGCAGGGTTACATCTCAGTAAGCCGCTTCTCATGTGAGCAATGTGGCGATGGTATCGACGATGAAGATGATATCCGTCACGTTGGTGGTGATCATTGGTGTGAGCATTGCACTGACTTACACGCTATATTCTGCCAGTACTATGACGAGTATTTCCCAGACACCGATGGTGGTAACACGGTGATCACCCTTAACTGGCGTGGTCGTGAAGAAGAACAAGCGTGGTCACAGCGCGCTATCAATGACCATTCGTTCTTCTGTGAGCATACTGAACGGACCTATTCGGATAGTGACTTCAACACCATTGAGGTTATCGTCAACAAGCGTGGTTATACTGAGACATGGTGCACGGAGAAGTGCACGGATGACTTCTTCATCTGCCCTGACTGCAACCAAGCCTATCACACAGACTTACAATCCAGCACCACCAATGATGATGGTGAGTGGGTGTGCCTTGACTGTGCTGAGAAGCGCAAGGCTGATGCTGAGGCTGATGACAACATCGACAGCGATACGTTCAAGCTGCCACCTGTGACACCTACCATTCACGATGAGCGTCAATACACACTAGCGGTAGCGGCTGAGTGACTGACAGAACGAGGAGTAAACACATGACATACAAACAACCAACACCTATCAAGCCCATGGCTAAGCCCTTTGCCAAGGCTCCTGACTTCTCTGATCCTGCTATCCGTGAGCTGGTTCAGATGCACACTACCTGTCGCCCGGCAGGTAGTAAGTCAGTCGATAGCTTCTGTGCCAAGTATCTTGACCATATCCCCGGCATGACCATTGACGAGGTGGGTAACCGTGTCATTGCCGTTGGCAGTCTCACCAAGCACCCTGTGATGTGGTCATCACATACTGACACAGTACACCGTACAGCAGGCACTCAGAAGGTGCTCTATGGCGGCGGCTTGCTATCACTACACGAGAAGTCACCATCCTCTTGCCTTGGTGCTGACTGTACCGTTGGTGTGTGGCTGATGATCAACATGATCCGGCGTAATGTGCCGGGTCTGTACATCTTCCATGCTGCTGAGGAGGTGGGTGGTCTGGGCTCTGACTACATCGCCAAACAAGTGCCTGACCTACTGGATGGCATCAAGTATGCCATTGCTTTCGATAGGCGTGGCACCACCAGTATCATCACACACCAAGGGTCTAGGTGCTGCTCTGATGGGTTTGCTCATGCCCTTGCTGATCAGCTTGGCGGGTCATATGGCTTGGATACTGGCGGTACGTTTACCGATACGGCTAACTACACTCACCTTATCCCTGAGTGTACCAACATCAGCGTTGGCTATTACAACGCTCACCAAGCCACAGAGTACCTTGATGTATCCTTCGCAGCATGGCTGCTAGAGCGTCTGTGTGCGCTTGATATCAATGCCCTGCCAGTACTACGCAACACCTCAGACCACGACCTGTCCTATGACTACGGTGACTGGAGCAGGTCAGTCACCAAGGCAGCGCGTAGTGT